CGATATCCTCAATTCCGCCCTCACGGGTGAAGCAGACTTCGCTGGTGCAGTTTTCGGAACCCCGACTCCAGCAGAACCGACCCCCAATGAAACTCCCGCACCCGAAACCCAAGAGCCAGAGCAAAACCCCGCAGCCGAAGCGGAAGCTCCCAAGGAAGAGAAAAAAGCTCCCGTCAAAGCGGAACCCAAGGCCGAAAAGAAACCAAAGGCCACCAAGGAAGAGACGGCCAAAGCCGTAGAGACCGCCACCAAAGAAGCTTTTTCAGAAAAGACCGAAGATAGTTCAAATGAAAATGCTTCTGATGACGATCTTCCCTTAAACCCCCACTTTTCCGACAAGTCTATTGCCGATAAGCCCGAAGGCGATGATTCCGAAAAAGGAGTCTCAAGCTGGAAAGAGATCAAATCTGAAATGAAAAAAGCCCGTGAAGAGCGGGATCGCCTTAAGGCCGAACTGGACGCCGAAAAACAGAAGGTCGGACAATACGAAGGACAGGAGATCAAGGGCCTTCAGGAGCAGATTGATGGTTATAAAACCCAGATTACGCAGCTTGAGGTCGAGCTACAGAAGGCCAACTTCCAACGCCATCCCAAGTACATCCGCGAGGTTGCGGAGCCTCTGGGCGGCATCCAGAACAATCTAAAGTCCATTGCAGAGGCCAATGATGCCGACTATTCCAAGCTCTGGAATGCCATTGCCGAGCCCGACACTCGCAAACGCGCCGAAGCTCTGGAAGACCTTATTGGAGACTTCAAGCGCATCGAACAGCTTGAAGTGGTCAAAATGGCCGACAAATACCATGATCTGGCAAGGGTTCACGCCTCCATGGAACAAGACTCCCAGAGGTACGCCGAGGCCGATGCCGCAGAAAAGGCCAAGCAAGAACAGGAGTTTATTGAAAATGATCGTAGGCTCCAGAAGGCTTTCACAGCCAAAACTTGGACTAATCTTGAAGATCGTCACTCGTTCCTCCGCGAAATGGACGGTCAAGATGATTGGAACAGCCATCTGCGTAACGCCAAAAAGATTGCCTCTGAAACCGACCTTGATCGTCTCAAGGTGGAAGACCGCTCCTCTATTCTGGCCAAGGCCGCTATTGTCCCCTTCCTAGAAAGCGCGATTAGCCACTATGCCTCCCGACTGGAGAGTGTTGCCTCCGAAAAAGACGCAAAGATCAAGGAACTTCAGACCCAGCTTGATGGTTTTGTCAAAGCCACTCCTTCCTTGGGTAATGCCACGGAAGCTGAGTCAGACTCTGGAGATGACGAAGACGCTGATAGCCTAATGAACTTTGGCAAAACTATTTTGGGTCGGCGTTAATTTTTCCCTATTGACAAATAGCTGAGTTTATAATAACTTACGCTCAAGACTTAAGTCCGAGTTGGTCGCGGATACCTCGCTGGCGGGTTAGCCTTCAAAATTTGTTGCCGTAAATCTCTGGTCGCGGCCCAGAAAATCAACCGATAGATAGGCATTCTATGCCTTGATATCAAACCTAACCCTTAAATTAAATAGAAAGAAACTAAACAAATGTCAGCACAAACTGCTACTACCTGTGAGGCCATTTCCGATAATTTCCAGAGAGAGACTGGACGTATCGCCCTTGGCACTCATCGTTTGGGTCTTTATAAAGATCCGTATCTGCGTTTCGTTACGCAATCTGCGTTCCCCGATCATATGGGAGCCATCGTCACCAACACCATCGCCCAGCGCACTGTTGCCACTGGCAGCGGTTGGGAAGATGTGGGTGTCACTGGCGTCTCTGGTCAGGACGATTCCTGCTTGCCGCCCGTCAAAAAGGTTGGCTATGCCTTCGATCAGAAAACGTTCAAGCTCCGTCATCAGGCCATTGAGTCTGATTGGATCTGCTTGGAAGACGTTCGCACTTCGGCGTTCCCGATTGATGATGTCAACAACTACATCAAGATCCTTGCCGACAACGTCAACAAAGAGTGGATTGAGCGTTATGACAACGACTACTACGAGACAGTCACCAAAGTCTCTGTGGAACCTGGCCTTGCCGAGTCCACGGGAAGCTCGTTTGGCTCCTTGCCGAACCCGACTTCCGTCCTCACGATTGGCGTTCTTCGCGAACTCTATGATCGTCTCTACCAGAACAACGCTGGTGATGACGGTGATGCGGTGACCGATGACGGTTCGCCTGTCTTCAACGTGTTTGCCGAACGCGCCACGATTGAGAACCTGATCAAACTCAACGAAGATGTCCGTCAGGACATTCGTTGGAGTGATCGCGTTAACGATCTGCTTGGAGCCAACGGTTCCTCGCTCCTGCCCCGTAAGGCTTATGGTGGATTCGTGTTCCACAGCCGTCCGTTCCCGAAACGTTTCAACGACAACGGATCTGGCGGTTACACCGAAGTTGCTCCTTATGTCTCCACGACTGGTGCGACCAAGGGAACCAAGTTCATCATCAACCCCGCCTACAAGGCTGCGAAATACACCTCCACGGTTGTTTTCCATCCGAAGGCAGTTGAGTGGCTCGTCCCGAACCCGAACCTTCGTGTCGGAAAGCTGGTCTATGATGCTCAGAACTATCGCGGAGATTTCCGCTGGGTCAACGAGTATGATAAGAACTGCAACCCTGACAAGAACAGCGGTTACTGGCGTGCCAAGATGGCTGTCGCGGCGAAGCAGATTTTCCCCGAATTCGGGTTCTATATTCTGCATCTCCGTTGCAACCTCGCCAACGACCTCGTTGCTTGCCCTAGCGGCAGCGGCTACGGTTACTTGGTCTAATAGCTAGTCTCTATTCATCAAGGCTTGCCTTGGAGTAAAATCTAAGGCAAGCTCTATGAGGAGAGAATAACTATTATGAAAATCGAAATACCTGAAGGCTACACCCTGCCCGAAGACGTTCAAGATGGCGGGACTCTAGAAGAACTCGTCACCTTTAAAGTCGAAGGCGAATACCTTGTTCCTACCATGATTGCTGGCGTCGAGATCGCGGCTGAAGAGGCCGAAAACGAAGCCGACACCATGGAAGAAGAAGCAACCGCCGAGATGGAGGAAACTCCGATGCGCGGAATGGGTGAGCGAATCATGGGCATGGCTTAAAGGACGGAGACCATAGGCTATGGCTCTCCCTACTTTAGATGCGGTGTTTGCTTCGGCGGCGGATCTGCCCCGAAGGATGATGTTGGCTCAATGGCTGGTTAACATCCAGTATTCGGGGTCGGTTGCCGATTACGCCACTCTCCCAGAACGTTATCTCTGGGCCAAGATTGCCGTAGCCGCAGGAGCACCCAAGACCGAAGCGGATTATATTAGTCTTCCGAATAATTATGTCTGGAAAGCCATTTATGATGCTGCTTCTGGAACATCCAACGGATTATTGGACTGGAATGAGAAAAGGGCACTAGGGCATATAGCAGCAGCCTATCGCGGAGATACTGGAAATGCTGGAGCCTTGGCTACCTATATAGACTGGCCTTGGCGATATCAAGTGGCTTCTATTATTACCAACACAGCCATAGACGCAGATGCTCAATCGTTTATTACAACAAGCGGGGCCACCGATAAAGAGGGAATAGATCAATTTGTCAAAGGAATAAAAAATCTTGGACTGTGGAGCTCAATGGTCTGCTGGCCGCTGCGCTCTACGCAAAACGCAGGCACGGGCACTACGGTATATTCTCTTGGCGGGCGCGGCACGTTTAATGGAACGCTGGTTAATGGGCCGACTTGGGGAACGAATGGGATTGATTTTGTTGGTCTTAACCGAAATATGGGAACGTCCCTTAGTTTTTCACAGCCACAAACAATATTTTTTGTTTTTGCAAGAGCTAGTATTTCTGTTGTTCAACGTATTTATGGGCCAAATAGTGAATTGTCCCTAATTAGAAGTAGTGGGGGTTCGATACTGGCTAGTGCTGGTAATAGCATAACTGTAGGAACAATAACAATAGATAACGCAAATCTATTTTATACATCACAAATAGAATTTAACGAAGTAAATAGCACATCATCTTTTAATAGATCTTCTAAAACGCAAATAAACTTAGGCACACAAAATAATAGTGGATTCGTTATTGGGTCGGATTCAGCTGGGGTGCGCGGTATTTTGACACCATTTGCTGGGGTTTTTTCGGCAACATCAATAGATTTAATCCATGATCTTTATTTGGAAACACTAGGAGTCGGTTTACCGCTACCATGAGTTACGAAACCACAGACCGCATTATTACTGTAGTGCCTGAAGCCGTGCAAACGCTCTTCTCACAACTTTTAGCGCAATACGGCGAAGCCCTTCCAGACGCAGGACGCCAGATCGTCACAATCGGCGGGCATTGGGATGACGCCGACAAGACCCGTATCCGCGCTGCCAGCCTGACGAACGGCACGATCACAGGCCAGCTACTAACTAATGGCAAATTAGCATTTCGTTGCTTGTGGCAAGCTGACTTGGCAAAAGATTTTGACGATGGCAAAGTTGCTGGTGTGGAAGAAATTACACAAGAGCAATTAACCGCATTAACCCCGAATCCCGAAGAGCTATGAGCATCGAAGAAATCCCAAGGCGTAGAGGCATGGAGCGCGGAGTAAAACTCACGATGAGTGAGTTGATTGCGGGGGTTGCCCTGATGATTACTTTGTTTTCGGCCCTCAACGGCTGGATTGTTCTGCCAGAGCAGATGAGACACATCCAAACCAATGATGCCAAGCAGGATGCGCGGATTGAGATGATCAATAAGGAGAACCAAGAGAGATCTGAGACACTAGCCCGAATTGACGAGCGCACAAAAAGAATCGAAGATTACTTGAAATCCCAAGGATTCTAGTCTAGCTTTAAACATATGAAATCATTCCTAGCAAAACTGGCGGGCATTCCTTCCCTTATTTGGAATTTTTATGCCCCCATCCTCAAACAAATCATCGTTGATGGAGCTTCGGCCCTTCTTCCTTTGGCTTTGGACATTGTTCGTGAATTGGCAGATACCAGCAAAACTGGGGCACAAAAACGCGAAGCTGCCGTTAAAAAGCTCACCACTGCCGCTGTTCGCAATGGCATTGCTGCCTCCGAGTCCCTGATCCGATTCACTGTTGAGTCGGCGGTTCAGAAGATTAAATCCGAGGAATAATCAAATGAAAGATAAGATCCTTGCATTTCTTGTCTCCAAGTCGGGAGGATTTCTCACCCCCCTCATTGCCGCTGGTATTGCGGCCCTTGTCTCCAAGCTTGCCATGGTTGATCCCAAGCTGGCCGAATCCGTCGATCAAGTGAGCCTCACTGGATTCATTGTGGCGTTCATTATCTCCATTGTTAATTACGTCACTAACGAGGCAAATGTCAAGGGCGTTAAGAAAATCCAAGCATTGGTAAATACAGACGTTGACGGAGTTGCTGGCCCGATCACCTATACCGAGGTTCGCAGGGCTATTGAGCTTCAAGGCGCAGTGCATCGTCGCAAGCCCGCCCGTAAGAAAAAGTGAAACCCCTGTCCCATGAACTACTTAAATCCATCCTCGTCCCAACCCCGCCCGAAGAAGATCGCAGAAGTTTCCTTGTCCGTTTACTCTCTTCCCTCAAAATCACAGTCAAAGGCAAGCGGGGCGATGCTGGAAAAACTTCCGTCACCATCGGAGTCCGAGGTGGAGCGGATTTCTAGGAATTGGGATATTGGAAAAAGGGTTTGCAAGTGGTAGAATTTATGGGTGAAATCAACCCATGTGGAAGTTAATCCAGAAACTCTTTGGGCAAAAAAGCTTAGATATTGGCCAAGTGCAGTCCTTGCCGAGCTTGCCCTCCGAATCAAAGAAGAACTTAGTGAGCGTTCCTCCCGCCAAAAAGAAAAAAGAGCCAAGCGCAGTCGAAAAGCTGGTTGAGATTGCAAGGTCTCAGGTCGGCGTAAAAGAAGTCGGCGGAAACAATAGAGGGGCAAAGATTCGGGAATACCAGTCTACCACAACCCTTAAACCCGCTCCGTGGCCTTGGTGTGCGGCGTTTTGCTGTTGGGTGATAGACCAGTGGCTTAAAGACCCCCAAAACACCTCATGGCTCAATTTAAAGCAAATGACCCCATCCCAGTGGCGACCCCGCACGGCAGCAGCATTTGGGTTTATTGAGTGGGCCAAGAAACGTCCTGCCACCACAAAGATCCTGTCAGAGAATGCCAAGCCCCAAGTTGGTGATTTGGTTGTTTTTGACTTCTCTCATATCGGTATTGTGGTAGGGGTTGGTGAGAAAAATTTCCAATGTGTTGAAGGCAACACAAACCAGAAGGGAACCAGAGACAGCGACTCTGGCGATGGGGTTTGGCTCAAAACCAGAACACCTTCCCTTGTAAGGAATTACATCAGAATCCATCCATCGACAGTGCAATGAAAGATCAGTCCAAAGCCCGCAAGAAAAAGGTATACCGCAAGCCCGAAATAAAGTCATGCTACTATTGCGGATCAAATAATATTGAACAAATCCACGTTGCCCATGTCGGAGTAATCAAGACATGCCGCAATTGCAAAGAACAAATCGATTAAGTCTATGGCCGTCCACGACGAAAGGCTTCAAAGGGTCTTGGACAAGCTATCGAAAGATTTGGTTGAATATTTCGACTCTGGGTTTATTGTGGCCACGTTTGAAGAGGGGCAAGAAACAAAAAACGCTTTCATTAAGTTTGGTAACGACTACGCCATTGAGGGACTCGTCTCCAATATCCATGACATTCTTTATGGGCAAGAAGAAGATGATGACGATTTGGATGATGGCGATTTAAAGAAGGTCATCAAAGACTCTTAACAACCAACCATACACACACACCAATGACTACAATCTATATATGCGGGCCTATGCGCTCTGTTAAAAACCTTAACCATCCAGCATTCTTTGAGGCAGAAGAAAGCCTCGTTAAAAAAGGATACAATGTGATCAATCCAGCAAGGATGGATCAAGAGCTTGGGCTAGACCCCCATAACTCCCAGATGGATGGAAAATTTATCACAGCAGCCGCCCGAAGAGACATTGATGCGGTCTTTGAATGCGATGAACTTGTGCTTCTTCCAAACTGGGAAAAATCCAAAGGAGCATTGGCTGAGATTGCCGTGGCCCAATGGATCGGCAAAAAGATCAGACTCTACCCATCTCTGGTTAGGCTGGACAGAGAAGATGTTTGTGATATAGCTAAACGTCTGACATCCTATGATCGGCAAACAGACTACGGAAGCCCGATTGAAGACTTTTCTAAACAGGCCAGAATGTGGGGGGCAATCCTTGGAACTAAAGTGACCCCGCAACAAATCGCCATGTGCATGATTGCAGTTAAGCTTTCCAGACTAACCAATTCTCCGCGCCATCGCGACTCAATTGCTGATATCTGCGGATATGCCAGATGTCTGGATCTTTGCAACCAAGCAACATCTCTATGAGCAAAAAAATAGCAGTCCTCTCGGACTTCCATTGCGGCCACAAGGTAGGACTAACTCCAACAGGCTGGTTGCCCGAAAAAGACGAGAACGGAGAAATCCCACTTTGGGCTCAAATTAACAAGGCCCATTGGACTTGGTATGCCCGCGAGATTGCGCGTAATGGCCCCTACGATATCGTTTTTGTCAACGGGGATCTGGTAGATGGAAAGGGCAAGAAAAGCGGATCTACGGAGCTTCTAGCCCCAGATATGGAGGATCAGTCGGATATGGCGGTTAAGATCATCCGCCAAATCCCGAAAGCAAGGAATTGCAAGATTGTTATCACACGCGGAACCCCATACCACGTTAGTTCTTCAGACGGGGAAGACTGGGAAAACGTCATTGCAGAACGTGTCGGAGCCACGGTAACCGACCACGCTTGGATAGACATTGAGGGCGTAATCTTTGACTTAAAACACCACCCAGCAGGAAGCGGAAGCCTCCCCCATACCCGCCATACAGCAGTAGCCAAGGACAGACTGTGGAACGTGCTACTAGCCGAAGACGGCGAGCAACATAAAGCCAACGTCATTTTAAGATCTCATGTCCACTACCACAACTTTTGCGGAGGCCATGATTGGATTGCCATGACCACCCCAGCCCTTCAGGGCGCGGGGAGCAAATTCGGAGCCAGACGTTGTGTCGGCAAGGTAGATTTCGGCTTCTTGACATTCACCGTAGACAAAGGCACATTCTCATGGAAACAGCACATAGCAAAACTAATAGAGCAAAAAAGCCCGCTCCTAAAATTGTAGTCAACCAGTGGGACGATGTTTGGAGGTCTTTTAAAGAATGCCACAAGCACACCACCATTGAGTCGATGGAGTCCAATGGTTGGAAATTGTTGGTAAGTTTGGCCGAGGAAATTAGAACATCAAGACAGGCCATCCACGATCTTGTCAATTCTGGGAAGATGGAGAAGACAAAAGAAAAGATTCAATTCAGCGGCAAAATTAGAGAAATGGTGTTTGTCAGGCCCAAGGTTACCACTTGTCAATAGGACAATGCTGGCTTCGCATTGCGGTTTTCCATTTAAGAAAACAACCGCATTGTGTGCATCTTTTGGACTTGGCGTGAAAATATTCACATCCTTCGCAAATAGCCAATCGACGGGCCACTTCCTCTTTTTCTAAAGCGGCTGTTCCATTAATTCTTGCTTTTATTTCCGAGCCAACGGCTGAAAGAAAGTTTGACGCCAAAGTCTCTGGAGGAGGAAAACACGATTCATCAAATTCCTCCATAAACTCAACATTTTCTGATTGTTCACAAAAAATTGGCCACCAACGCTGTTTTGGACAAGAGGCGCAGGGGTCTGAAAAATCCACATCACAAGTGCAAGAACAAGCTGCCTTGCGAGTTCTGATAATTGGGGCGGGAAGAATGGGATTAGGTTCATTGTTTGTTGTGCTCATATGGTAAATAAATCATTATTCACAAGTTGGACAATCAGCGGGATTTGGAATTGGAAATCCGTTTGGTTTACATCCTTGGCATCCATTTTCATCTGGATCGTCGGGTTCGTAATCTTTTATTATTGACCATTTTTTTATTCTGACACTTACGCTTTGATTTTCTTGTGCTGTTATAGTTTTTGGTTCTGAATAAATTGCATTTTCGCATTCTGTTGGTGATTTTTCTTTATCTTCAAAACACGGATAACCGCTGCCCTCCCACTCATATGGCTCGTCTATGTCTTCTTTTTCTGGGTCTCCGTCTTCCACTAATACTGGACACTGATCTGTCGAACTTTTCCAATTTAAAATTTCTTTTTCAAACCAAACTTTGAGATAACAGGTTCCAGTTGGTTGATGCTTTAAACGAAATTTAAACTCTTGTTGAGATGTTTCAAGAGTATTTGTTGGGCTTGTGAATTTATAAGCCTCACTACTTCTTCCTTGTCCATTAGAAAGTGGAGGCGGCGTTTTTTCACATTCGATAAATTCTGGAAATGACGGAAGAGATTGCGGGGTGCATATTTTTACAGTGTTTTCATTACTATAATTTACTGTTGTCTTGCCTTCAGGTGGGCTTACTGTTGTTGTAACATTTGGCACACCGCAACACGGCAGGCTTGTCGGACTTGTATTTGTAAAATCTCCAATTACTTTTCCAGTGCCACCATAGTCAATATTGCTATTATATCCAGTTTGTGAATATGTTCCACTCCAACTACAATCTGATTGCAATGATGATGAGCATTTTTCTGAATAAATACGAATTCCACTCCATGACCCACCACTTAAAAATGGATCATAAGTTATATTTAGCGTTGAGCTTCCAGTACATTCTGATTTAGTTGTGGTGGTACAATCTGAATTATAGGTTTTTGTGGATTTATTATTTAATGTTCCACTACACACTCTTGTAACTGTTGGCCATGGTGGTCTGTTAATTTTATACGTATCCGTTATTGATCCGCCTCCTTTTGTTGTGGTTACCTGTGATCCAGAACAGGTTGTTTTGCAATCGCACCCCCCTTGTTGGGTGGCAGTACAGGTTGTTACTGCGACTCTTCCTCCAGATTCTGTAGTCATGGTAAGATATCTCTTATTGGCGCATTTTTCTTGTTCGGACATACTTCCCCTGTCTGGATTACAGATACTGTTTCCATCGGAAGTACAAGGAATAAAACCACAAGCAGACGAGCTGCATGATTGGCTCCTAGAAACAAACTCTAAATTTAGAGTTGTAGACGGAGGACTAGTGCAGCAATTACACGCTGAATTTAATGGAGATGGGCCAGCCATTTTATACTAAGGGATAACTTTCAAATGCCATTGTTTCGGAATCGTGAAAATTTATAAATTCTTTAACTTCTTCAATTATGTCTTCAGATCCAATTGTATCTAAATACCTAGTTATTGAAAACTTTTCTAAAGGATTTTTTATTTTAGGAGTAATCCTGCAAGCAAATTTTTTTTCTGCACTACAAACCATGGTATATTTTGGGTCTGCGTCAACCGATCTTAATAAACTGATTGGGCTGGCAATGTTTATTTTGTTAACAATAAAAGCCCTCATTCCGTGGGCTGTCAAATAAATTCTAAATGTTAGACCATGTTCTTGAGATGCTTTTTTAAAAAGTTCCAAATAATTTTTTATTAGCCCTTTTGGATTGTTTACAAAAATTTTAAAATCATTGTCTGAAATCCAAATAGAATAAGATTTTATTGCACGATATCCGTTTTTCTTTTCTTCAATAAAATAATATTTATTGTCCATATCCGCCACCCCCACCACCACAACCACATCTATTAATTGTAACTCCGTAAAATGGGGTTTCGGCAGCATACCAGTTACGACAAATAACGACATCTAAACTTCCGCATCCATAATTTGTAACAGTTGGAGAATCTTCATTATACTCATAGTATCCCAAGGTATAGTAAAATGCTGTGTCAGTACTTTCTGGGGTTTCTCCTCCGCCATCTACAGCAACAGAAACTATTTCTCCAGTTTCTTGATCTATGTTTACCTCGCCCCAAACATAACCAGAACCCCCATTGGAAATATTTTTTCCATCAGTTTCACTGAACCCAGAGGGTATTTGATTTGCAATCATTCCAGCACCAACCCAAACTTCTTGGGGGCCGTCTCCTGAATCGGGCGTTTTCACATAAAGTCCCAAACCAAAACACGAACCTCCTTCGCCACCAGCTTCATAATAAGAACTCTTTGATGGAAGTTCTGTTTCACGTTCTCCGCCGCTTGCTTGATCTACAACACCGACAAATTCTGTAGCTATAAAAGCCAATACTTTTTTCTTTTTATCTGCCCTGCTAAAGGAAACAGGAAGATATCCGCTTGGAACTTCGGACATATCGCCCTCTCTGACTTTTTCTATTATTTTCTCTCTTTCTTCTTTTTCTTTGCGAATTTCTTCTATTTTTTCTTGCCTTTCTTTAAAATCTTTCCGCGATTCTCCGCGCTGCCTTTCTGAAGACATGATGTCAAAATCTGGAGCCGCCATCCTTTCTGCGTCTCTTCTTGCCTCTGCCCTAGCATAAGCCTCTGATGAAGAGTTATCACTAAAACCTTTAGCACTACCAAAATCTGGAGAATCAAGTCTTCCAGTGCTATATGCTGGTTTTAAAAAATTGGAATTTCCTCCAGTTCCAAAATCCTCACTTGCTATAGATCTTTGTGAGGTATTGAACGATATCGAAGACCCCTCAATAACAGGACTTTGTCCGTCAATTGTTACCCTTTTAAGAACATCAACAGCAGCCTGTCTTGCGATTTCTCTTGTTCCGTCAAAAGCCGCGCTAATATCAGCCTCAAAAGACGGAAAATTAAACTCTGGTAGCGGCGGTGGAGATACTTGAATCGGAGCATCAATCGGTGGAAGGGGCTCTGACCTTATTGGAAACTGAGATCCGCCGATTGCTTCTTGTTCTTGTTGTATCCTTTGTTCTTCAAGAACATTTCTTAATCGGTCATCTGTGTTTGATGGAACTGGCCCATCCGTTGATGGATCAACTGCCCCACCTGAAAGAATGTCATCGCTCATTAGATGGTTCGCTTTCCAGATGAATGTTGGAACACGCCGCCCCAAACACCTTCCAGATCGTGAGCCAACGTGTAGTAAGGATCATCTGGGTATATAGTTTTGTCTGCTGCGTATTTCAAAAAGCTTTGATAAACTTCTTTTGGGCGAGAAAGGATGATGTCTTTCCTTGCGTAAAAGTTAGCACCAATACTGATTGGTATTCCTTGCCCTATGGGAAGATCCCCGATTCCAGCCCTAATCGCCTTTGCCTGTCTTGAATCCTCTCCAGAGAGAAGCTTGCTTGGCGAATACTGCTTTCCAAGATAAGTAATTGGCCAAATAAATTCAGGAGCCCCAAAAAGAACCTCCATTAGCGAAATTGTGTAATTTCCAGCAGCAGCATGGGGCCAAGGATCGCCCTGCACAAATACCGTTATTTCTGGCAAGTTATCATAAAACTCAACCATGTAGTGAAAGTAATGGCCAGCCTCGCGTCCGTAGTTATCCCTATTTAGAACCAAGTCGGCATTAAACACATCCTTCACCCCATTACTGTTAGAAACGATGATGTTGTAATCTCTTTCTTTGGGTAAAAACCTCAACCAATCAAGATCTTCTGAGTGTGTCGCTAGTAGTACGTTGTATTTTTTTTGTTCCATAATTAAGCTTTTGTAGTCTCTTGATGAAGACAAGAAAGGTCAAACATATTAGGCCAATGAAATTCCAGAACATGGGCAAGCTTTGATTCTGGATCTCTGGCACATTCAATGGCTCGCAAATAGTGTTCTGGCGTTCTTTTGAGAACGATTTCTTTTTTAAGATAAAATTGCGCTCCACCACCAATAACCCAAGGCTTTCCATTAATTGGCTTGTTCCAGTTCGTGTCTTGCCAAGCTGTTTTAAGTATATGTTCTGCTTCAGACCATCTTGAAACCTTTTCAATTCCCACCACAGATTTTGTGCCCAAAAAACTCATTGGAAATGGAAATTCGGGAGATCCATAAAAAAGCTCCAACATTGGTTCAATTGTGTTTAAATGTGCGAAACATCCTGCCTGAACAAAAACAACTATTGGAGCCATGTTTTCGTATTCTGAGGCCATAAAATTTAAATAATGGCCAGCTTCCCTGCCCAAATTCTCGCGCACAATTGTTCTATCGCAAGGGAACTGATCTTCGGGGTTTCCGCTGTTACTGACAATCACTTCATAGTCTCTGTTTTCTCTCTTGGGTAAGTATTGAAGGTAGTCAATTTTCTCAGCGTGTCTTGCAATAAGAATTTGATACTTTGGACTGTCTGTTGTTTTTTTGTTTGGTTTTTCCATATTAAAGTTCTGGTAGGTAAACTTCAATAATTTCGGTAATCCAAATTCCCTGTTTCCAGTGTTCGCTTTGACGGGCGACCTCCACATAACTTCCCCAATTAAGATCTGTTTGAATTGTTGCTGGAATTTGAAATGCCTCTCCACTTGGAAGCGTTACATCAATATTGTTTCGCAAACACTTTGGAAGCGTAAGGTTAAATATGGATTTTCCGCGAGAAGTCGTTGAGTTTTGAGATTCCGATTGATTGTTAGACTGGCTTGTTCCGCTTGAAGTAGAACTGCTTGTTCCAGTTGATGTGGATGTGCTGGTTCCAGAATTTGTGGAAGAAGATGTTCCAGCAGATGTTGAAGTTTGTGTTCCGCTTGACGTTCCTGAATTTGTCGAAGACGAGGTTGATGAACTTGTTCCACTTGAGGTAGAACTGCTCGTTCCAGAGTTGGTTGAAGATGATGTCCCCGTATTGGTCGAACTATTAGTTCCGCTATTTGTTCCACTGCTTGTCCCGCTATTTGTCGAAGAACTCGTACTAGAGTTGGTGGAAGATGAGGTTCCGCTGTTGGTTCCAGATTGCGTTCCACTGGAGGTTCCGCTGTTGGTTGCAGTAGATGTTGAATTTTGTGATGCACTGGATGTTCTGTTTGTTGTAGGGTCTGAGGTTAGAGGAGCCCCCCTGTTAGACTCTGTTACGCTACTTGTACCATCGCTAGTAGAATTTTGAGTAGAGGAACTTGTGCTGGAATTAGTGCCAGAAGATGTTCCAGAATTAGTAGAACTGTTTGTGCCAGAACTTGTGGATGAAGATGTGCTGGAATTAGTGGAAGATGACGTACCAGAACTAGTTGAAGATGACGTACCAGAATTGGTTGAAGAAGAAGTGCCGCTATTGGTAGAACTATTGGTTGCAGAGTTCGTGGAAGAGGATGTTCCAGATGCCGTTCCGCTATTCGTTGAAGAATTTGTACCAGAAGATGTGCTGCTATTGGTTGAGCTATTTGTTCCGCTTGATGTTGAAGAGTTTGTTCCAGAAGAAGTTGATGTTTGTGTTGAGGTATTGGTTGAAGAACTTGTTGCGGTGCTATTTGATATAGATGTGCTTTCAGATTCACTTTCGGATTCACGCAAATATTCAACAGCAAAATAAAATGGCTCCGCCCAATAGCGCGGAGAAAGGGTTGGCGAAGAGGGTTCTGGCGGGGGGCCAAGACTAAATTGTCTTTTGTATCTTGCCTTGAGCGGCATATCTGGAGCAACGCGCCAAGTTGGAACTGGTTGAAAATTCTCAGTGCCTATAATTTGCAATCCTGTCAAAACGTCTGGAAAGGATTCCTTGCGATATCCATACCAAATTTGATCTGGTGGAAGTTGGGATAGCCTTGTGGTTAATTTCCAAGATCTCCATTGATCCTTTGGTTCTATTTCAACTGATTCTAAACCGTCTATTCCGCCAACCGCCGTTTCGGAATCTACCAATTCTTTGGTGTATTCCAAGGCAACCCCATAACGGGAATCAATTTGCACACCACGAAGAACTGGAAATTTATCAACACTAATAGTTTCTTTTGTTCCGAATGCCTTGTTTTCTGGATTAATGGAACTAGAAATGACCTTAAATCCTTGATCAACAGGGCTACCAGAAGCAACGGGCTGTCTTGTGAGCGTTGCAACATTCCCATCTCTATCAATGATTTTTCCGCTAATTTGAGGCCCGTCCAGCTTTTCATAAACCCACAATACCCTTTCATCAGAGTTTGTTGGCAGTGTCTGAATAAAAGTGTGGTTTGGGAATCTGCTGTCTGGACACGGATCTCCG